AGATGCTTGCTGACGCTAAGAAGCCTATAAAGATATATGCTGCTGACTATAGAGAGATGATTGAAGAATTTAACGAAAACATTACATTCCAATTAAAGAGGATAGGTGGATGAACACAATGCTAACTTACACGATAGAAGGCTATGAAGATGGCCAATCTATGGATGTTGAGGTTTTAAGTGAAGATAAGGTTGTAAATATCCACGTTCATGGTTGGAATAGCTCACTTAGTTTTTGCTTAGATAAAGCAGATGCTATAAAAGATCTTGGTAATCTTCTTATCGAGGCATCATCTGTGGCAGAATAGCCACTTGCCTCAATGGCAAAACCAGTCTGGTTGTGTAAAAATTTGTAAAAACATACACACAAGGCTAAATTATGCGCTATTTGCTAATTTTGCTGCTCTTAGCGTCCTCCTCCGTAAGTTCTTCCCAAGCAACTGTAGGCGATTTTGGCTCTAACCAGCAAGCAGAAACCATAACTTCGACTACAGAAACCGTTGTAAATCAAAAGGGTACGCCAGTTACAACTGCGGTAAGCCCTTCTGCACCCTCATATAACCAAGATGTCTGTGTCGTATCTAGCGGCAGAGGTATGCAAACCCTGCATATAGGCTTGAGCTTTGGTGCAACGACATCAGATCCAGTTTGCGAGATGCTAAAGCTATCCAGGCAACTAGAGAAGCTAGGCTTGAAAGTAGCAGCTACTAGCGTCTTGTGTAATGATCCCAGAGTATTCCACGCGATGCTAAACGCATCCACACCATGCCCAATCAAAGGAAAAATAGGCGATGCTGCACTCCAATACTACGAAGAAAACCCTGATATTGTTCCTGATGCTCCTAGCGTCTACAAGCGTGAAGAGCCAGGAGAACGACTACGATATGACCGATCTCGCAAACGCTACGTCAGATATTAACTTTATGATTGGTGAGAGCATAGCTGAGTTCTCATCTTGGACGCAGCAAACCATGCTAGATGGCAATACAGTCATTCACAACCTTGCAGATGATACCCAATACATCTTAACGCCAGAGCAGATGGACAACTTTAACCAAGCTTATGCTGATGGTCTAGCAAATAGCACCCCAGAGGCTCTTACAGCCGTTCTCCTGAACGATATGATTGACCTTGAGCAATCTACCTACGAAGAGGAGAAAGAGGCTCTAACGGACGCTGCAAAGGAGATTGCGGCAGTTACAGAGATAGCTGACAAGCTAGTTAATGGTGATCAGCAGACTAAGATCAACGCAGAGCAGTACGCCACAGACAATGACTTGCGGGCCATCAAGGAATCTAGCCGCCAGAGGTTCAATACATCTATCTCAGGGATGCTAGAAGCCAGTATCACTAAGAATATGATTGAAGGTTATGCTCAGGACTCGGTGGTAATTGACGTTATTGCAGACGCATTTATGTCCACAAACACTGTGATGGACTTCTTTACAAATACTGCGGTATCTATTGATCAATTAGTACCCACACAACTTAATTTAGACTGGGATCAGCACTCTGTTGGAGTAAATAGCTTCATGTACGAAGTTTATGCAAATGATCCACAACAACACTTGGAGATGACACCACGATGAAGCCAGAACAGGTAGCACTATGGATTGGTATCGCCAGCTCTATTGGCGGCGCAGCAGTAGGATATGGTACGCTAACAGAGAAGGTAGCAGCACTAGAATCAGGTACTGATGCAACACATTTAGAATCACGATTAACAAAACTAGAAGTGAGGATTGAAGACAATGACATTGGAACCATTGGTAAAGAAATTCAACAGTTACGCGGAGAGCTTGAAAAGCTTTCTGACAAAGTGTCGAGCATTCGTGTCCCGTCAACAGGAGCGATTAAATCAGACATTCGAGTCCTTGAAAACAAAGTGGTCGATATTCAAGACCGACTTAAAGATCTTGATAGCGCACTTAAAGAAGTAGGAAAGCCTAGCAACCCACTACAGAGGTAATCATGGATCTTGATAAATACCCAATGGTAAGAGTTACTTGGTATGATGCTCAGGAAGGGGAGACTGGTTGGCTAGATATTGAGATGTGCATAAACACGCCACTAGCGGTTTGTCAGACTGTAGGTTGGTTAGTTGAGAATAATGATAAGAAGCTAACCCTTATGACAACTGTAGGTAAGAGTGAAGAAGACAGTGACATAACTCAAGGTGGTGGGTGCACTTCTATCCCACAAGACTGGGCAACTAATATAGAGTATCTATACCCAGAGGCAAAAAAGATTTAAGATAACAAACTAGAGAGGGAGTATGAAAGATAACGTAAACTACCCAGAGCATTACACTAAAGGCGACATAGAGACTATTGACTACATTGTTGATGTGTTAGGAAGAGAGGGCGCTATAGATTACTGCCATGGGAATGTAATTAAATATACTGGTAGCCGACTTATGAATAAACTCAACCCTGTTGAGGATGCTAAGAAGGCTATTTGGTATACGCAAAAGATGATTGAACTATTAGGAGAGAGCAATGGGGAAGGGTAGTAAGCCAAGACCAATCGAGATTGGCAGAAAAGAATTTGAAAAGAAGTTTGACGCAATAGACTGGAGCAACACTAAGGAAGCTACCAGTCCACCAGTCAAGAAAAACAAGAACACTATTCTTCCAAGGAAGAAGGGGTAGTATCTCTCTCCCTTTCCGCCTCAACCCTTTGAGCCTCAAGCAATAGTTCGTATTGCTCAACAGATACTCTCATCTGCTCATTAATAAGTTTATAAACCTCATCAATGCGCTCTGTTTTTTCTGCACCGCTCAGGTCTGGTGAGTTGTAAATCATATTCAATGTTTTTCTTGCTGCGCTAAGAGTCTTATTGCCTTCAGTAAATATTTTAACGCCAGCAAAGCCACCACGATCTGCAAATATCTTTGCGCTCTTTTCAGATTTGTCCCACACTTGACTAACAAGAGAGTCATCAATCCTTGCCTTGACATTGTTTCTTGCATCAAGAATATCATTAGCATATTCGTAATACTCTTTTGCGTATCGGTTGTTTGGCTTATTTGCATCCCCAATAAAAACAAATCCAGGAACATCTTTTAACTTCTTGTCTGGAGCTTCTATACCTGAGCGTAACTCGTAAGCTTCATCTAATAACATTAAAGTCGTTTCACCTAAACCAGCAAGCATAGAGTTTATAAAGTGCTCTACAACTGGAGCAGAAACTTCTGCCTTAGTGCCTTCAGTGTAATCTGTTAAAGCATTCAAGAAGGGTGACCGACTTGCTCTTAATGCTGGAGTAAGCATTTGCTCGCCAAATGTTTCTATTGGCGCACCAGTGAACGCATCTTTGTTGGTTCCTAATTCATAAAAAGGTTTAAAAGCTTGCACTGATGTCACAGGTTTAAGGAAAGGCTCATACCATTCATCGTTCTCTGTTTTTACTGGCGCTCCAGGTATAGATGTAACAACAGAAAGCATTGAATCCAACACACCTCTGCCGAACTCTTTACCAGCTTCAGTTGTATCGTAATCGCCTTCATACATTTTGACAGCAAACTCAGCAGCTTCTTCTGCTGTTGACATGATAACTCCAATGTCAAAAGGTTTTGGAATTCTAAATAACTGTAAGTTGCCATCGAGGTCGTAATAAAACATATTAACGTAGGCTCTTTTTTCCCAGTCCTCTAACTGCTCGTACTCTTCTCGGAAGAATAGTAACTGCATCGCAGTGATAGCAGCAACAACTCCACCAGCAGCAGCCATCTTAGACATTACTGCGCCCCTGTTCTCCTGCTCCTGGACACCAACGCGCATTCTATCCATGCCTGTTAGTGCTGGCTGTAAGAATGGAATAAGCGTTGCATATGACCTAAAGATCTCGTTAGATCCAGCCATAGCGAAATCAGCGCCCATCTCTCTACCTGCTAGGGTTGCAGCTCTTGTTGGCACACCTTGCTCTTGAAGACGTTTAAACTCAGCTACCTTTTGCCCCTGCTCCATAGCATTAGATAATTCCTCTACCGCAAGGAAGACATCGTAAGGGCTAATTAGAATTCTGCCTATCTTACCCATTACAGTATCAGCAGGATTGAGCTGCCTCATTAGCTTTCTTAGCTGAGGCTCTGAAGCTATGTACGATGAGTAGCCACCACCATTAAGAAGAAACTCTTGGTACTTCTCATCTTTTATCAATGCAGACCAGTTGCCTTTAAGTTGATCTATAGTGCTTTGGCCTGATCTTGTAAAGAAGAACCTACCTATTGAGTCCCTCCATAACGAGGCAGCCAAAAAGTCTGGAGTTGTAACAACAATTCTCTTCACAACATTGGTAGGCAGTGCAAGCATCTGAATTAATACATTCTGCTGTGGCTTGTTATAAAGCTGTAGAGATCTGTAAGCCATAGGATCTATGACCTCGTACTCTACTGGCTTACCCTCACGCATAATCTGAACTACATTAGGGCCACGCTGTTGATTGCCAAACGATAAGAAGCTCATAAAGTCTGGATATTCTTCCAGAACACTTCTCATTACATCTGCTTCAACTTCATCAGTAAGGCCAGCTTCTTCTATTACATCATCAATAACCTTTGCTACTTGCTCTTTTGTTACTGAAACAGTCTTTGGTTGTTTAAGAAGCTTCTCTAATGTGTTACCCATGCGGTCACTTTCTAACGCAAAGTCAACGAAGTCTCTTTTTGCTGCATTAACTAATGTTGCACTAATCAACATCCTCGCGTTAGATAAAACATTTTCGGCTGTAGGGTTAAGGTTAGCTGTAGAACCAAACAGTCTTTTAATGCCAGCTCCAGCATCGTCTAATCTTTTTCTACCTGGAGTCTTTCTTCCCGATGTCTCAATGTTAAACATTGGCACATACATTATTCGCTGCCAACCATCGACTTCTTTTTGACTCAGTAGCCCACCATCAACAGCAAAGTCAACAATACCTTGGTTCCACTTCAGGTATCTTTTAAAAGCTTCTTCAAACTGTGGATTGTTTTTCTCAGCATCCTTGATTACGGAGGTCATCTCTTCATCTGTGAATCTAAACTGACGACCTTGCTGATGAAGTTCCATAGAGCTCACAGCAGCCATGTAGTGCATAAACGCACCTAGCTGATTTCTTCCAGGCAGCACAGGGCTTACTGAGGCAAAGTCAAATATCTGCTGTAACCCCTCACTTCCCTTTACTATCTTTGCTATGCCTTCGCTTTTATCCCAAACAGGTACGCCAAACTTGATAGCAGCCAATACAACAGAGTCAGTTCCTTTTGTTAATCGACCTGTAGTATATGGCCCAGCATAACCTATAGATCCATCAGCATTTATTTCAGTTCTCTTAATGCCTTGAAGATCATCAACCATGCCCATGCGAACAGACTGCGCCCAGTTCTTTAGGTTCATCGCATCGTTTATGTTTTGAGTAGGGCCAACCTTAGACATCATACGAAGTCTTGGATCCTGTCTGTACCAAGCTTGCATCTCACGACCAGCCTTCTTGACCGCAGGGCCAATCTCTTGCGTGTCCAGCCAGTTGTCGTACCAGTTATATATGTTTGGCGTTCTTCGTTTAGCTTCTTCAGGCTGTGTCATATAAAGCCTGTGAAACTCCGCCCAACCTTCTTGCGGCAATGCTTTCTCGTAAGACACGCTTATAGACTCCAGAGCAGGGCCAACCAAAGGCTGCGGCCCTACAAAGAATGGATCCTTGTCTGCAAGTGCTCGCTCAGTTCTTCCGTACTGAAGCTTTGTCATCTCATCAGGAAATCTTTTTGCTGTGTAGAATGCTTTTATCTCTGGAAACTTATAATCAATAAGGTGACCAATCTCGTGAGCTGTGACCTCAAGGTCAGAGTTGTTTTTGATTCGTATTAAGTTTTTACCAGTTCGATAGTAACCAAGCACAGAGCCTTTGCCTGGCCCTCTTGTGCCAGCTATATTGCCTTCAAACAAAGGAATGTCTAGCGCCTTTAGGAATGGTCTAAGTATCTTTTCTCGTCTAATAGGATCTTTCCCTCTAAACTCAGAGGTAGGTCTTTCATCATATTCTATTAGTTTCTTAGATGCTGGATTCTCATCAAACATTGGAACGTAGTTCCAGCCTGGATTCCAATCTTCTATGTCTTTACCTTTGTTGCTTTCGTTGACCGTCTGCTCTACCAGAGTAGCTCTGGCTACACTTTCTGGCGTAGGCTCTATGCCAGCATCTTTCAACTTATTGTACAAAGGATTTTTCTTTATAGCCTCTTCGGTGGTTGCAGGTACTTCCTTGCGGGCCTCTCTCTTAGGCTCTGAAGCTCTTTTAGCTTTAGCGTCATCGACCATCTTAGCCTTAACATCAGTTAATGATTTACCTATAAAGGCCATGTCATTGGATAGACCTGTAATTAGCTCACCTGTCTCAGCGTTCACAGGGTTGCCTTGCTCGTCCACTCTGTGCCAGTCAGGAGAACCACCGAAGTCGTCCATCTTTTGATAGTACCTAACCTCACCATCTACCTCTAAACGGTTTATAGGATAATCTCCATCAACCTTAATGCGTTTAGTCTTTATCTTAGGCTCTTCAACCGTAGGAGTTGCAGGTGCTTCCTTGCGGGCCTCTCTTGTCTGAGGAAATGGAAACTCTCCATACCTATCATCATACTCTAAACCCTTGCCTTGTTTCTCTCGTAGAGTTGCCATCCTTATATCCATCGGGATATACGGTACGCTAACGTCAATCTCTGATGTCTTTATAGATCCGTCTATATCACCTCGAATTTCACCTACATCAGTTTGGTCTATCGTTAAGCCTTGCTCTAATTGATTATAAAGCTTAGTTATTTTTTGAAGATCACTTTCATAGGAATCAATTTCAGCACTAGCATCGCTAGAGTCACCAAACGAAATTTTCCTTGGCTTACCTTGAGCTGTAAACTGATCTGCTTTAAGGCCATCTATTACATTTTGCAACTTGGATCCTGCATCAAGAAGCCAGTTCATTAATTGTTTTTCAGTAGCTTGTACAGGCTTATCTGCTACAGTAGGATCTGCTGGAGCAGCAGTCTCTGTTTCAAATCTTGTTGATAGATAGTCTTTTTTACCATAGTCGATAAAGTTCCCATCCTCATCAAACATAGGTACTTTTTTGTCGTCAGCTCTTTCTTCTACGCCAGCAAGAACAGTTACGTCCTCATCAGGTATAACATCAATAACTGTATCGCCATCAAGAATTATAATACCAGTCTCAATAAGACCTTCTTCGGGCGTATCACCTATGTTTAGTAATCCTTCAGGATCATTTAATTCTGACAGATCTACCTTTAGCTCTGTCTTTGTAGGGCTTTTACCTGCCGATATAACAGCAGCTCCGACATCTATAGGCGCAGTGATAAATTCGCCAGCAGTTTCAGCTAGGATCTCACCAGGTTTTAGCTCACCTGTTGTTGCTAACTGCGCTGCGGTTTCACCACCACCACCGCCAGCAGCTTGAATAACGGATTGACTAACTAAGTTGTCAGCAATCTTTGCAGCTTTAGATGACTCAACACCTACCTTTTTAAGAAGTCCTGTTACTGGTGTAACCATCTTAGTGGCAACGCCAGCAGTTAGTGCATCAACTGTACCGATGATGCCAGCTCTTGTGTAAGCGTGATCGTACAAAGCTTCCATTGATTCTTCGTCAGAAACAAACTGTAGTATTGACGTTCTATCATTTATATCAATGCCAGCCGTTTTCAAGCCTTCTAGGACTGATGCTGCAAACTCTACATTGCCGCTACCCACACCTGTGCCAATAGCAAAACCAACTGGGCCGCCAGCAGCAGCACCAGCAACGCCAGTAGCAAGAGATTGAGCCATGCCAGCACCAGATCTTGCAGATACTTCTAAGATGAAGTCTATTGGATTCTCTGTGAAGTGGCCCCAAGCACCTGTAAAGGTTTCAGACCGCAGAGCTTTCTCAACTGATGGAGAAAACTTAACAGGATCTGCCTCAGCTAAAAGCGCATCAGCTTCGCCAAGAAGTTTCATTGCAGCTTCTTGCTGCTCTTGCTTAAACTCTTCTGGTCGAGAATATATCTCATCAAAGAGTAAATCGCTTTGCAATTCCTGTGGCATTCCAGGAACATTAAACTGACCTGGAACCTCTCTCATAAAATCTTCAGATGCTTCTAGCCTTTCCACAGCATCAACAACTTTATTCCTAGCGACAGTCTCTTTGAAGCCAGCCTTTAAGTGCTCTTCTAAACCGTAAGTATCTTTAGCCTCATCGCCTCTTGCTCTTATTCTAGGCGTGATAGGGCCAGTAGATACACCAGAAGGGCCTCTGGTCTTTTTTCTAGGCATGATGGGGCCAGTAGAAGATATATCTCCTGGGCCTCTTTTTCTTTCTCTGGGGGTTTCTGGCTCTAAAGCAGTGCCTTGTATTAGATTACTGAAGGCATCTTCTTCTGACTCTACAGCACCTATTTCAAATGTGCTGTCGGGAACCTCACCGCCACTAATATCAGAAAAAGGAGGCGAAGTGCCTCCGATGTCTGGGTCTGGAGCTGGATAACCAGGATCTGGTGACCCTTCATAGGGAGCTGTTGCAGCAAAAGCCTCAGCATCAAATTCTTCTTCTAAAATAAGCGGGTTTGCTTTTGCAAAAGCCTCAGCATCAAATTTGATCGCCATTAAATTTTCCTGTTATCGGTTTCTTAGTGCGGCTTCCGCCCCTTTCTCTGCTTCAGCCTGAGTTAAGCTTGGATTTTGCTTTCTATACT